TTACACAAATTTAGAATGATTCTAAATAAGATAAGCGGTTATAAACGGCACAAAAGTGCGGTGAATTGTACTTTTTAAGTACATAAGCTGAAATAAATTCCGCAAAAATAAGGTGATAAGCTTAAAAAATGTGTGTCAATCGAGCGATTTGACCGTGTTCTTTGTGGTGAATGAATCCTTCAATCGCTTTTGGCGCGTGTTGGTAGCCATTTCGGTGGTGCCATGAATCCGTTCCAGACGGTGAACGTAAAGATTCAACCGTCACACCGATGAAATCTTTTGACATTTTGTGGTGAACGTGGTGTGTGTACACATAACGGTGTTTAGTTTGCGACCATTCAACCGGGAATTCTTGTGCCATTAACAACGGCAAATCATGAAGCTTCGCGCCGTCGCCGTGTGTCGTTCCGATTAAACTTGTGCCGTATTGAAACGCTTTGCGATGTGATATTGAACAATCGAATGTGATATTCGGACAATTCCTGAACCATGACTGGATGACATTCGCAAGGAAAAAGCCGTTTGTATAGTCGTGATTCGACGGATTAAAAGTGAAATGAACGTCCGCAATGGTCACCAGCTTTTCAAGAATTTCAACATACAACCGTTTCGCGTTTAGAAAATTTTCGTACCACATTCCGTCGGTGTCTTGTGGTGTTCCTGAAGTCGTTTGACGTTTCGGTGTGTCGATGTGAAGAATGTCATTGCCACCGATGAACAATATCTTTTCAATCTGGAATCCACTTGACTTGTCAAGAATTCCTTGAACACCTTCGTGAACGCGCTTGACCGCGATTTGTTGATTGTAATCTTCACCAGTTTCGAACGCGGTCGCAAGCTTTCCGATGTGAACGTCAGCTGGATCAATGACAAGTAAATGACCTTCACTTGATTTCGTTCGTTTGATTTCTGGATAAACTGGTGAATGTTCTTCAATCGATTTGAGAATGTCAACCTTTAATTGTTCCAGCTTCTTTGATTCTTGGTCTTCAAAGTCAGGATTCTTGAAAAACAAGCTGGTGTTCTTTGATTTTAACCAACCGTGTTTGACGGTCTTCAGGTCGATGTCTTGTTCAATACATTCACGTTTGATTGCACGGTATTGTTCAACCACACGAAATTCGTCTGGTGTCAACCTTGGTCGAAATTTATTCATAGATATTTGAAGAATAATTGAACGCGCGAAATAAATGTGCGATTCAATACAAATCGAAGGACGAAGCCAACAACAAAAGCAATCAAGACAACCCACCAGTTCGTGCGATATTTAACAACCTGAACCGCCTTCGCTGTTTTCCATTTTGTTTTTCCTTCGATTCGAAGTGTCTTCACGCGTTCCTTATATTCAATTCGTGTCTGGAATCGCGTCTTCGGAACATACACGTTTCGAAAATTGATGACCGTGTCTTTTGTGGTGATAAACTTTTCCCAAACAATTGAATCATGTCGGATCACTGGAAATGAATCAATGGTCGTGATTCGAATTGTGTCGGTGTCTTGTGTTAATTTTGCGCCATGTTTAAGCGCTTTTTTCACATGATATTGTGCTTTCCTTTCCGATGAACACGAAACGACGGCAAACGTGATTAAAATGGCGTAAATTATTTTCATAAATTCTTCAACATTTCGATTAAACGTGGACACGGATAAACGTCGGATTTGTCTTTTCGCACCGAATTGTGTGTGTAAATTCCTTTTTCATTTTTCAGCGCAAACAAATCAATGTCCCAAATCGATTCGTTGTAATCCATAGGAATGTCGTATGTTTCGCAAAGGTAGGTCACAAGCTTTCGTGTCGATTCGATTTGTTCGTCCGTATATTTGAACCAAAACTTGTGGTTCTTGAATGGTCGTTCAAGTTCAGTCACCATTGACGAAGGAACGACGCGGTTGACGTAGTTGTAAAATTTTCCGTTCACTTGTTTCAACGGCCCCCAGTTTGTCAATTCAATTCCGATTGACGTCTTGTTCAGGTCACGAAATGGAATCTTGTTCGCCTTGAAAATTTCCGAACCAACACCCAAGTGCCACGCCCAGTGTTTCGAGCTGAAGCATTGAACGATTTCGCCACGTTCACCAACCACAAAAGCGGTCGCAATCTTTGAAGAATTCGAATTCCAAAACTTCGAAACGCTTCGAGCGTCACCACCACCGGCGGTGTGGTGAAGATATACTTGTGTTTTTGGATGTTCTTCAGCGATGAATTGTCCCGGTGACAATCGTTCCTGAATTAAATTCAAGTCACTTATTTGAATTCGTCCCATTCTTGTTTTTTTGCTGTTATGAATTCTTTGAATGATTTCAAGACGTCCTTCTTTGTTACGTCGAAATAGCTTTCATTGATTGATTTCAATTCGATAAATATACAAAAGAATGTGAACGCCTTGGTCAACACAAGGTCAACCGATACGAACAATCCAATCAAGTCCGCAATCACATACTTTTCAAGCATGAACACCGAAACAATACCACCTGAATAAATTAATGACTTTGAAACAGTCCTTGCAATTCCGCGTGAACGGATTGATTTCCAACCTTTCAATTTTACACTTCGCCAAATTCCGACCACAAGGTCAAGCCAAATGAAACAAATCGCAATCAACACCATGGGTGTGACTGGTGCGAGAATTGATAAAAAAGAAACGCCAAGCAAAGTCAAGTTAGTTTTCATTGTTTATTTGATTGTCATGTAATTCAGTAAAGATTTGATATAAATTGAAAAGAAAAATTGTCCAGCCGAACATAATCATGTGAAATGAATGAGTGAACCACAATGAAAACGCGGTGGTGAAGCTTGCGACATAGTAAGCAACCGCAAGGAATCGAAGGTGATCTTGATTAATCATTGCCGAATGAATAATTGTCCATAGGAATTTGACACCAATCTTCGTTGTCGTAAACATTCATCGCGATGTTCATTGTCCAGCCAGCCGTCACGTCTTGTGAACGGTTGATGAATGGTGTCGTCGCCATTGTTCCAGTCACGTCAAGGAAATCTTCGAAGCGCCATTGCTTCAAAATGACATGAATATCTTTACAAATTGACAAACAATCGGAATGAATTTCGTTGATTTGTCGGTATTCCTGAATGTTGTATTTGTCAGCAATCGAAATAATTGCGTTCACCTGAACACCGAAGTCGTTAATTTGTCCCGGTTGTAAGGTGACAACCATTAAAGGATAATCAACCGCGTCGCGTGACACCGCGTCAAGATAGTCGCCTTGAAAGAAGCTGTTTATTTGACGGTGTTCGGTCGCAATTGTTTCGAATTCCTTCATTAACTGGTTTAGCGTCTTTTCCATTCTTCAGGTATTTGTTCAGTTTTTCAATGTCTTTTTTGCTTGGTGTGAACCGTTTGTTCATATGATCCAATTAAGCGGTGAATAACCAGTGTTGTCTTTCGTTACTTTTTCATGACACATCGAAGGTGATCCGCAACAGTCAATGTATTCAGGATAGTTGTCGCCGTTGTCGTCCATTAAGAATCCGATAAGACGTTCTTTGTAGAATTGCGCGTCTTTCAAAAGTTGGTCACGCAAAACGTAAGTGTCTGGTGTGTTGTTCGCGGAAATGTGTTCATCGTTCACACGACCGACCGATTTGTTTGTCAGCTTTTCGTTCAATAGTAACGCGCAACGATAGTCAACATAAGCGACCAAACACGGCACGACATAATCATTCATCAAGGTCAAATAAGTCGGTGTCCATGTATTCGTTTGAACACGTTGCAACAAAGCTTTGTACAAAGGTGTTCCAAGCGCTGGTTGAACATTAATGTCTTGACTTCGGCGAATCGCTACGGCAAGAATTTTTGTGTCGGTGTTTTGGTGAATAAGACCTAATTTTTTTAGGTTTTCAACGGATAAAAGATAGTTCATATTATTGTGCAATTACAAGTTGTTGAATCCATTCGTGACGGCAAAACGGTGTTGTGACTTGTGTGTCTGGATTTGTGTACCAACCACCGCGGTATTTCCACACGTCGCGGTCAACCCGAACGGAAATGTTGTCAATATCTTGACGTGAATAACTTCGGTTTAATTCGATAAGCTTCACGCAAAACGCGCGTGATTGTGTAATCGGATCGGGAACATTCGGACGTGTTCGGTAAGTGTAACGAACTTCGAACCTTGAAATCGGAATGTCAAGGTTTTCAATTACGGACTTTCCCAGCGTGTTCACTTCACCCCCCTTCGTGAGAATTTCAAGTTCACGAAGCGTCGCAATTCTTTTCGCAACGTCTTCAATTGATGTGTTCAAAGCTTTCGCGATTGCTTCGCTTGATTCACCGTCGGAAAGTAATTTCAAAACGTCTTTGTCAGCACCAGTCAACGTCGCTGAAATTTCACCAACCTTGTCGAATAATTGTTGACTTCGTGAAAACACTTGTTCGCTTGGTGTGTCCCACGCAATCGGTTCGGAATGTAACACGATGAACTTGTCATTTGATTCACCGAATTGTTCGAACACCTTTATTTCGTCGTCGCTGAAATTGTTGTTGTGACACGATTGAACAATCGGTGTCGGTGCTGGTGCTGGTGTCGGTTGTGGTTTTGGAAATGGTTCAACATCGACAAGTTTAATTTCACCAATATACCCTCCAAGCTTCAGCATTAAGTTCAACATCCATTCAATTCGCTTTTGCTTTGTGTTCACATAAGTCGCTTTGAAGATATTGAACAAGTCCATTGATTCAGCTGAATTGAATGAACCTTCTTGACGAACACCGAACAATTGCGGTGAAGTAATCGCGTGCGCCACAAGAATGTTTTGTTGAACGCTTTTTTCAGTCGCCAAATATCTTTGATCCAAATTGTTCCCATTCAACGACAATACTTCAGGTGATTCGTCTTTGCCATTGCTGAATGTCAAAATGATTTCACCAGCGTCTTCGACCGATTGTGAACGACCTTTGACATTTTCCTTCAGTCGATTCAATTCTTCGGTTGTTTCTGGATAACCTGAAGGAAAGTTTATCAATGTTCCAGATTTGAAGCCATTTTGAAGTTCGTACATGTGAAATTTTGAAATGTCCACGTCCGTTTGAATTGCAGTGATTCCACCATAATACGACGGCTTCGGATAAACACCTAATTCTTTGCGACCTTTCAGGTGCGGTTCTTTGTAGTAAAGAATGAACGAACCAGTTCGGTTGTCCTTGTCGTAAGCTGGTAAAATTCGAAGGTTCGTTTTTTCTGGTGATTGATTCAACGCCGTCCAGTCATCCGAAATATAGTAGGTTCTTTCATCAACCGACGCGCGAATCATGTCAATCGGAATGTGTTCCCACATGACAACCTTTGTTTGTTCCTTGTTCCATGTTCCTTTCACCGCCATTCCACCGAACAATTCTTGGTCGAACGCCATTCGTTCAGCAATTTCATTCATGTCGAAGTCGGACCATTTGTTGTCAATGAATGGTTGAACCATTCCTGAAATGATTTGAAGACCACCCCCGGCAATGTAGTGTGTTTTGTTCTTTATTATTCCTTGGTGATAAGCTGAACCGTTGTAAAGTTCAACCAAGAAAAACGGATAATCGTTCTTTTTTCCCCACTTCGTGAATCCAAGTGAACGGTCTTTTTCTTCTTCAGGTTTTTGAAAGTCCTTGCGAAATGACAAAGACGTGATTTTATTATTCATATATGTTGAAATAAATCGGTGAATCGTATTCGTAACTTGGTGAATCCGCTTCAATCACATGAGCGCGTCCCGTTTCGACAAGTCCTTGTGATTGCGCTGGATCAAGATTCGCTGGTGAAGATTGTTGGTAAATGTTGTAAATGTAATAACCGTCGTAAATGAAATTAACATCAACGTTGTCAATCAAAACGAATTCATCGTATCTTGGAATCCCTTGTGAAATGTTGTTCAATACACATGTTTGCGTGTTGAACGATTGTTCATGAATGAATTCAAACAAGTAATTCGGATTCGGAATCGTTGTCATTTCCGTCACCGTTACCACCAGCGGTGTTGTTCCGTTTTTTTGTATTTTTAACATTGTCTTTTTTTACAAGGTTCGGTTTTTCAAATTCGTAAATGTCCAAAATTCCAAGCGACAAATAAAGTTCACCTTTGTCAGCTTCAATTTTGACGTATCGTTCCATTGTTGGCGACCAACATTTGCAACCGATAAATTCTTTTTTAATTTCCATACGACTAAATTAAACAAAAAAAAGGGACGGGACAAAGCCCATCCCCTTAAAATTGTTGTAGGTTATAATTAAATAACTGGTGATTGTTGTGCTAACAAGTTAGTGTAAAGCGTTGCGTTTACATCTGGAACTTCGTCGTTTTCCATTCCACGCATTACAATCACGTGACCTTTTCGGTCGCTTTTCAATACGCCTGAAGTGTATTCGTTTGCGTCGGCAACCTGAAGACCTTCACCAAGACCAAGCGCAACGATTGTTCCGTCAGCGTTTTCAACCAAACAAACACATTCGTTTTGTGCAAGTAAGTGAATTTCTTGACGCAATTCTTTTGAATCGCTTGCAAGGATCATTGACAATTCGTGTTCGTACCACAACGTCCCGTTGTTTTTGTCAACACGAACTGGTGCAGTGTAGCTTGATAAATTTGACTTCAATTTGTAAAGGAATGTTTCACCAGTTACCGTCAATGAAGTCAATTCGTTTGAACCAGAAACAACCGCACCTGAAGTTGCACCCAAAGGAAACAACAACACCGATTTGATTCCGCCTTTTCCGTTGGTACATGTTCTATCATTGTACCCGGTAGTCATTAAACAAGACATCGTTTTTTATTTTTTTAAGTTTAACAAATGGCGCGCCGAAACGCGCCGTTAATTTTGTTTGATTAGATTCCTTCGTATGTTCCGACTTGGTTCAAGAAAGGTACTTGAACACCTGCACGGAATTTTGAACGTAAATAAATCACATCGTCATCGAAGCTATACCATAAGTCATAAGATTCGAAGTCACTTGAAAGGTCAGTTCCAAAGAAGAAATGAGAAGCGCGACCAGTGTAAATCTTTGTCGTTCCGTTCAATCCGTTAACTTTAACAACTCGCATGTTTGTTCCCGGTAAAAGCAATTCATTCATTGTTGCGAATTGTCCCGGATTATAGTTGTAAAGATTAAGGTCAACCAAGTTCTTCAATAAATAGTTGAAATTCTCACGACCAGTGAAGCAAATGAAATCTTGTCCTTCAGCGATGTTTGAAGGTGTGTTCGTGAACGCTTCGTAGAAAATGTCATAAGCGTTTGTCGCGTCGATTGACGTTTGACCTGAAGTGTTCAAGTCAACACAACCATTCGCAACAGTCAAGAATTGATTGAATCCATTCATGAACGCTAAGTTCCCTGAACCAGTCGCTTTGTTACCTTGCCAGATTAATTTTTCTAATTCGAACGCGTGTAATTCTAATAAGTAGTTGATTAAAATTTGCTCGAATGGTAACGTTTTGTCTTCAGCCATTGCACCCGGACGAAGTGCAAGTTGCGTCCAGAATCCAGCTAAATCCTTTTGACAAAATCTTTTTAAGTAACCAATTGTTTCAACGGAAATCGCACGGTCAGTGAAGATTGTATCACCTGAAGGTGACATTGAACAATCACCAGTTTGATAAACGATTGAATCGTTAAGTAATTTTAATTCTTCACTTCCTTTGATTCCTTGTTGAATCGCAATATAGGAAAGTGTTTGTGCTTCAGTTACCGAACGGTGAATTAAATCTTCACGTTGTTCGTCAACATACGGTGACAATCCAGCCACATCATAATCGAAATTCGATTTTACATACTTTTTAATGGACATTTTTTATAGGTTTTTATAGTTTTTCAAAAATTGTTGTTTAGCAGTCAAGTTGCCAGCTCGAGAGAATTTCTCGTTTTCTTTTGTTTCGTTCGACGGCATTGCCTTGAAGCTTTCGAAGTCAGCTTTCAAAGACGCAATTTCACTTCGAAGTGACGCGTTGTCATCGGAAATACTTTTCAAGCTTTCAACAACCGCTTCGAAAGTAGTTGTCAAGGTTGAAAGTTTTCCATTGATTATTCCTTCAATCGCTTCAGCGGACATTGATTCTTCGACCGCTTCAGTTTCTTCGCTTGAAGTCATTTCGTTTATCTTGGTGATCACGGCGCTTGCGACGTCGTAAGCTTTGTCCATTTCAAGACCAAGTTCGGACGCGATTATTTCGGTAACACCTTCTAATACTTCAGGCAAAATTTCAGCGGACACCGCTTCAAATTCCGCGCTTGTTTCTTCGGTTGTTACTTCTTCATTTCCACGTTCGTCAGTAACTTCGGAAATAAAGCCGTCAGCGTCAACGGTGATTGTTACACCAGTGTATTCACCACCAAGTGCGTGTGTTCCTTCTGGTGCTGGAATTCGACCTTCGTCGGTCACGATGAAAACTTGTTGACCAGCTTCAAGAGAATCAAATTCAATGGTCGTTTCACCGTCTAATAAAGTTGCAGTTTCGAACGTTTGTTCGGTTGCCGTTTCGAACATTGACTTGATTTTACCAAGTTCGTTCATTACTTTTTCGTAAGCGTTCATATTGTGTTTTTTATATTATGTAATCTTGTTCGAGAATTTATATTTCACCAAGTTCTTTCAACTTTGCTTCGGACCAACGAAGTCCAGCTTTGCCACCCCACAACAAGAATGAAATTGTTCCACAAGCGGACGTGTCGCTTTCGTTGTAATAAGCTTCGGCGCGTGATAAATACGAATACATTCTTTTGATTATTGCCACCGATACGGTGTCACGGTTTGCCAACGTGGTCGCGCGTAAACGACCAACCCTTGTGGCACATTTGTTCCCGTGCTTTTCATTCAATTCAATTCCGCGTTTCGCGTTATTCGATACCGCTTCAGGATAGTCATTGAACATTCGGATTCGTTCAATGTTGCGTCGCCACAATTGAACCTCTTTCAAGATTGCTTCGAATTCGGATTCCTTGGTCTTGTCAGTTTCAAGCAACATGAAAACGCCTTCAATCGAGAATCCGTTGAATTCACCATTCTTTGCTTTTTCAAACAACGCCTTGTCAGTAACTTTATAAGACACCAACCATGAACCGTCGTTCGCGTCCTTGAATCTTTCCGGTGCGGTGAATCCACGTTCATTGTCAATCTGGTACGACATAATCATGAAGACACCGTCAACGACCTTATGTGGATTGTGGTCAAGATTCACGTTGTTGAAATTGTTTCGACGCGCGTAATCAAGCACGATGTCGCGAATGGCGTCCTTCGTGAACACGACGTAATATTCTTCCTTTGATTGTTCGTCGTATCGGTATATCGGTGTGTCCGCTGAAATCGCAATCCCGGTGATCACTTGTTGTTCTTCGTTGAATTCGTACTTTATTTTTTTTCCGAACATTTCAAAGTTCTTTTCATGCGCTGGAAATTCAACCAAGGAATTGAATGAAACGGTTGTTTCTGGATCATTCAAATCAATCATGATTTCGTAAACTGGTAATTCTTTTCTCATGTTACTATATTATGTAATTTTGTTCGATGACATTTGTATTTCCTTATCGTCGTGGTCGTGACGACTTCGACATTCAACAATCCATTCGATTCATTCGGATGTCTTTTCCTGAAGCGCACATCGTGACCGTTGGTGACAAGGTCGCGACCATTGACAACATTCCATGTCCACAACTGAACAACATTCGTGGCGCGGACGTGACGAATAAAATGTTGACCTTTGCGCGTGAACGTGGCGGTGAATTCATCTACATGAACGACGACTTTTATATCACGCCAAAACTTCGCGCCGACATTCCAATTCATATCGGTGAATTCGAATTGAATCCAAGACATCCGTCACACTACCGTGAAGCAATGTTCAACACCATTGAATTCTTGAAATACTACGACCGCCCGTTGTGGAATTTCGAAACACATTCACCAGTGTTAATGGATTCCGACAAGTTGCTTGAAATCTTTGAATTGATTGAATGGAAAAGATACAACCATTTCATCAAGTCAATTTATTTGAACATGAACCTACCGGAATACATTCGCAAAGGTGACAACGTCAAGCTTGCAAAAGACAACATTCCAAAAGCTGAAGAATTGCTTCGAAAGTACGGTTGTTTTTCAACGTCCGATTCATTCCTAACAACGCGCGGTCGTTCGTGGATTAAAAACTTGTTTTGGATTCCTGAAGTTTAACTTTGTTTTGCGTTGCGGAAATGTCGCTTTCAAGGACAAACACTTGTGACGACGGAATGTTGTTTGTCGTTGCACCTTGTTCACCAAGCAATCCAGCCGTTGACGTTCCAGTGTTCGACGACGTGAATGAACTTGCGCTTGCACCAGCCATTGAACCACCGCCACCACCACTTGAAAAATTCGGTGCGCTTGGTGCTGAACCAGCTTTGTATTGTTGATTGGCGATTGCAAGCGCTTGCGTCACACCGATGACACCAGCCGACGCGATTCCAGCAATACCAGCCGGTGACGGTGGTGGTCCGAATTGTGCAATTGCTTTAACGATTGCGGACGCCGTATCGATTGCGACTTGACCAAGCTTGATTGCTTTGTCACGCATGAATTGTTGCTTCTTTATTTTTTCTTCGGCTTCGTATGCTTGCACCTGAACGGCGTATTTTTGTTTTGCGAACTTTTCTTCAATGTCGGTCTTTTGTTGCGCGGTCAATCCTTCAGCGTTCAATTCCGCTTGCATTTTCGCGTCAAGGTTCGCAAGGTCTTCTTCGCGTCGTCCTTCAATCTTATTCAATCGCGCTTGGTCGATTTCATCCATTAACGCGTCAACCGTCTTCACATGGTCAAGCACCATTTGCGCATTCGAAAGAAATTCCGTCACACCTTTCAAAGATTCTTCACGGTCTTTGATTGCTTGTTCTTTCGCTTTGTCCGAAGCTGTTTTGTTGATTTCAAGAATCTTGTCAGCTTTCTTTTGTTCCAGCGCAATCAACGCGTTGTTGTATTCCTCTTGTGAAATCTTTTCGTTTTCATCCGTTGAATTCAAACGTCTTTGAAGTTCTTTTTTCGCGTCTTCGGTTGTCTGGTTCAAATCGAACAACGCCTTTTCTTCATCCGACAAAAGAATATCGTTCAAGAATTTTTGTCGATCACGTCGCTTTGTTTCGCGTTCCGCTTGCGCTTTCAATTCAGCGTCCGCGTATTTCTTTCGAACGTCAGCTTTTTTCGTTTCTTCTTCAGCGGTTAATTGCGCCACAAGTTCAGCACCTTCAGCACCAAGTTGTTTTGCTTGTTCACGTTTTTGGAAATACTCATCTTGAATGTCGTCAAGTTCATTTTGCATTGCGGATTGTTTCGAACGGCGAATTGCTTCGTCACGCGCTTCTTCTTCAGCAATCATTTGAAGATTGTGTTTTCTTAAATCTTCAGCGCTTTTCGCGTTTGCTTTTTCTTCAGCTTGTTGAATCTTTTCATTGTTCTTTTGTCGCGCTTCAAACGCCTTCTTTGCGTTGTCGTCCGCTTTCTTTTGAACTTCGTGGTTGTGTTCCGCAATCATGACTTCAATCGCGTTCTTTGTTGCCACGTTGTCACGATACGTTTCACCGATTATTTTCTTCGAATCTTCAAGACGTTTTTTCAAAGCTTTGTAACGATCGGAATCTTCGTCTTCATTCGCAAGCAACAATTCCATTTCCGCTTGAATTGCTTTCATCTTTGACTTTTGAATTTCAAGGAACACACGACCGCTATTCAGGTGCGCTTTCGCCTTCATCAATTCCATTTCGTAGGTGTCCTTCCCTGAAGCTTTCGCCATGTTTATTTCATGCGTGTATTTTGCGTCGGTTGCGTCTTGTTCTTTTTTAATTGCCTTCGCGCGTTTGTCAGCGCTTTTGACAACAGCTTCAGTGTGATCATGCGCATTCTTCTTTGCTTTCGCCGTTTGAACATCGTCCACGACGCCGAAATACTCAAGCGCTTTGACAACACCATAAATCACACCCAACAAAGGCGCGAACGCAAGGACAGCAATTCCGACCGCGATCTTCATTCCCGGTCCAAGCTTTTCAAATTCTTCACGCGCTTTCAACACCCATTTCGAAACGGTGTCGAAGTTAGCAATCAACAATCCAAGACCAACAACAATCGCACCGATACCGGTTGAAATCAACGCAAGTCGAAATAACTTCAATCCACCAGTTGCCGTTGCCGTTGCCGTGGCGCTTGCCAACGTTGCGCCCGTTTGCGCACCGATTGCGGTTGTTTGTGCCGTGGTTGCGACCGTTCCTTGAACGAACGATGAATTCTTCAATTTTTCCCAAGCTGTTCGAAGCTGAATTCCAAGAATTGAATCCGAATTCAATTTGTTTGCAATGGTTGTGACTGAATTCACAAGACCTTGAACCGCCTGAAGCTTGACCATTGTTTGTGTCAATTTTTCATTTTCAACACCAGCCAACGCCATTGCGCTTTGAACACCCATGAACGCTTGCGCGCCGACTTCGATTCCAGCCATTGACGTGTCAAGACCAACGAAATCCGATGACAACGCGGTTGTTTGCGCTTTCAAGTCACCGATTTCATCCTTCAATCCAGCTGCATTTTGTAAAGCTTGCGCACCGATTGGTGAACTTGCACCAGCTTGAATTGCGATCGTCTGGTATTCCTTCATTGTCTTGGTCATTTCACGCATTGAAAGACCACCAGCTTCAAGACGTGCGTCAAGTTCCGCAAGCTTTTGCGCCATTGCGTCCGTTCCACTGGAATCTTTCGCAATGTTTTGTGTGGTCTTCAAATCTTTTCCAAGTTGATTGACCGCCTTGTCCGCGTTTTGTAGGTCTTGAACTGAATTCCCGGTGTTGACCTTGACGGTGAATACCGCTTCTTTATTTGCCATAAAGCTTCGTTAAAAAGTCGTTGATATTATTGAATGATTCATTGTCGATTGTCATGGTCGTGTCCATGAATATCACGCCACGATCCGTCGGAACATGTGCTTGTTCATCGTTTAGAATTTCCGCTTCACCTTCGAAATGGAATTCGGATTCATTCATGATAAATCCGTTTTGTATTGTTGTTAAATTACACATATGCGAATACTTTTACGATATCAATGTTTGCGATGTCAGCTGAATTTTGACAAGCCATGGTCAACAAAACGTAATTGTCAACCGTTCTATTTAACGCGGTCGTCAAAGCCGTTCCCGTGGTAAATTCGGAAAACGCTACATTTGAATAACCAATCAATGTTGTTCCATTATATGAAAGATTCCTTTCGACTAATCCAAGATATTGCGTTCCGCCACCATTCATTGTGAATGTTGTGTTGAATAAGCTTGCACCAGTCAATGAATTCGAAGTGTTGAAATATATACGTCCATACATTTGACCGACATTCCCGTTTTGTCGATACATCCTGAATACGATTTGAAGAATACTGTTCGTTGTCAATGTGTTCGCTGGAATCAAGACCGAATGACAAATGGTCACCGCTGTTCCTGAAGTTTGCGTTCCTATTTTACCACTAAATCCAAGCAATTTTGGATTCGTTGAAATCGCAATGTCACCTGAACCAAGCAATGAATTTCCGTTCAATGTCTTGATTGATGTTCCTGAAACAAGTGTTCGTTGTAATCCTTCTTGTGCGCTTTCAATTATTTCCGCACCGGTGATTGAATTCGATTCGAATCCGTCTGGTGTTTCTTGTGAAATCATTAACAAGTCGGTTGTGGACAACGGCGCGCCCTTCGGAATCAATTCGCTTATTTTTATTTTGTTTGCCATGATTATTGTTCTCTTATTATTGTGTTATTGTTTACCTCGGTTATTATTGGCGAAGGTGTTGAACCTTCAGTTTCGAATTCATCTTCAATCGGTGTTCCTTCACCTTGAATCAATCGCAACAATTCGATTTGTGTTGTGCGGTCTTTCGTTGAATCGTAGTCACTTATCTTTTGTAAACGATACACAACGCCATTGATGTTGATTAAGTTGCGGAAATCAAGCGTGTTGATTATTGCCGTGTCAATTTTAGCGTAACAAGTCAACAGCTTTCCGTATCTTGACACAAGTTCTTGAATGAACGTGTTGTGATATTGAATCAAGTTGTTGTTTGTGTAGACCGTCGCTGGATAGTACACCGTTTGTGGAACACCAAAATTCAAGTCACTTGTCGGTGTGTCGATATTGTCAAGGTGTCCGACGTACGGATATTGTGTCAAGTTGTGTTGGTTGTTGAATTCGTCGTGATATTTCCATGTAGCGTTTCGCAATTCACCAACGTACACGATAAACGCGCTACCTTTCTTCGGAACGACTTGACCATTTGCATTGTTGTCAAAGTTCACTTGATAAGAAGCCGGAATAATCAACGACGGATGTCCTTCGACCAAAGGTTTTTGACTGAACGGCAAAGCCATTTTAGTGATTTGCGTGGCGTATTGCGATTGCGACAAGATTTGAAATTCACCATAATTGTCAAGGAATTCATTTTGATATTGAGTATTCCAATAGTCACCGTCTTGTTTGAAATCAAAGTTGTATTCTTTTGATGCGTAGTTGATTGTCGGTTGAACGTTTAGTTCTTTTGAGTAGTCGACCAGTTGTGTCCAGTCAAGCGCGTCTTGTGACGAAGTGTAAAATTCCGACAAAGGTTCGATTTCCAAAACGCTTGGATTGTCGGTCGCTGGTTTGACCATTAAATTGAACATCGTAATCAATCCCTTCAGGAAAACGTCGCCAGTCATGTCAGGCAAAAACGAACCAATCGCCACCGTGCCACCGGGAACAAGTTCTTGAATTGTCTTCAGGAAATTCACTTGTGTTCCAGTCGAAGTAAGTTCAATCGTTCGTGTCAAGTTGTCAACGCCAACGGAAAGACCAGCTTCGACAACCAACGTCACACCGAATCGAACTTGATCGTTGATTGTGCAATTGATTTGACGTGTGTAGTTGAACGTGAAATTGTTCGAATAATCACCAGACAATGAAACAACGCTATCTTGATAAATAACATCCGTAGCGATGACCGTTCCGTTCTTGATTATTAACAAGTTCAATCGGACGTTGAACCAGTTCAATGTCGTTTGGTCGAACTTGATGTCAAGCTGGTGATTCCCTTTGTATTCAACGGTGTACATTCCAGTCGTTCCAGCGTTGATAAGAAACGGCGTGCTTGTTACCGTTTGCGCAATCGGATCACTTGTCACCGTAACATCAACCACATCCGAAAGATTCGCGTCTACAAAACTAACCGAAC